ATGAACTGTGCAAGGCTGGTGCAGCTGACCGCACAGCGGGCAGACCATATCCCGGCCCGGTACAAGAAATTTGTCAGGCCCCGGTTGATGGAGCTGACCACCAGCGCATACCATGCGGCCATCATGGCGAATGAGGCCGACAGTAGGACGGAGACCGGTCGAGCCGACCGGCGGAAGCTCTTTGAGCGCTCTATCCGATGTCTGGCTGCGCTTCAGAAACCGCTCGTCGTATACTGGAGCCTGTTCGATTCCAAAGAGGGCGGCATCCGGGAGTGGGCAGACCTTGTAAACAAGGAACTGGCTCTTCTCCGCGGCGCTGCACACTTTGAGGATGACAGAGAGGTTCCCATGATAAAAACGTTTGACCTGAAATATTCGGAAGACCGGATATTTCTGAACAAAATGCGAGAGCTGCACAAATACACCTACTCCAAAATCTGCACCGTACCTTTGGAATATAAGGACCACCTGTCCGACCAGATTTTGCAGTTCGTGGACGATGCGCTGTACTGCACCTTGCAGGGCAACGACAATTTCCCCACGACGCGAAAGCAGTATGAGGCGCGGGATAAGTACCTCAAACGGGCAATCGACAATCTGAACGGATTGCAGCGGCCATTGTATGCGCTGTGGAACGTCATGTGTTACAGTGAGAATACAATGGACGAGTGGGCGGGGCAGATCAATGAGTGCATCAAGCTCCTTTCCGGTTTGCGCAGCTCTGACAAGAAGCGCTTCGGGAAGCTGAAATGATGGTTCCAATGGTGGCACGTTGTTTTAGGCTTTGCCGGTGGTATTGGCTTCGCGATGCTTCGGTGTCCAACTCTACCAACTTCAACAATGTGAACAACAACGGTAATGTGGGCAACAACAACAACGCAACGAACAACAACGGCGTTCTGCCCCGGATTCTTAGTTTGAAAGTAACCATGTATAAGGGCGAAAATATCCAGAGAATTAAGAAGGAACGTGCAACCCTCCGCCTGAAATGGCGGTAAATTGATGGCTGGCCTGTTTTAAGGCTGGCGCACCGTATCGGTGTCCCTGAGCGGGGCGGCGGGACGATTCTTTCATGGCAGGTCATGTGCTGGGCCTGTTTCATCACCGCTTCGTAAACCTGTTTAGAATGCACACTATAAGTAGCAGGAAGGGCGTAGATTCTTTGACCAATCGAGAACAAATCATGGCTAGGATAGAGCGAAGTAAAGCTCGGAAAGCCGCAAAACGAGAAGAGCGGGCGCGCGGAACGTGGCGAGAGAACGGCAGCATTGATCTGGAACTGCTGACCAAGGCCGCCAACGATGCAGCCCGCCGCTGCTTCTGGCATGGGAAACCAATCTGGGAGCAGATAGAAACAGCGCTGGAACCGCGCACTCCCTATGCGGAGATGCGTATCAGGGCGCTGGATGCAGTCAAGAGCCGGGAACGGCGATTGCAGGATGTGACCCCGCTGGGCGATTTTCGCAGCGTGTTCACCATCCAAAATCTGATGAAGTCCTTGCAGAAGCGCCGGAAGGGCGTGGAGTGGAAGGGCAATGTGCAGCGCTTCATCTTCCACGCAATCCTGAAGCTGAAACGGTTGAAGGATTCGTTGCTGGCCGGAAAACTGAACGTGGATGCAACTATCCGCAGAATCATGTTGCATGAGCGCGGGAAGCTGCGCGAGATCCATGCGGTCATGATTGACTGCCGTGTGGTACAGGGGTGCTATTGCGATAGCTGCCTTGTCCCGCTGACGGAACGCGCTCTGATACGCGACAATCCGGCCAGCGTTAAGGGAAAGGGCGTCACAGATGCCAGGAACCGGCTGGCAATGTTCCTGAAAGAGCTGGCCGCGAAATACGGCAACGGCTTTTTCATTATGACCGGCGACTTCACAAAGTTCTTTGACCACCTCCGGCACAGCGATTGCCTGAAAAGATTCCGAGAAATCCGGCTTGACCGGATGCTTCAGGGCCTTGGCATGAAGATCGCCCGGATGTATCAGGAAAACGAGTTGCATGAAATTGCCGACGAAGCGGAACGAGCGGCAAAAGCGGAGCAGCTGCGCCGGCATAAAGGCGTTGGTCTGACGCTGGGCAGCCAAGAATCGCAGACCATGGCGCTGGTTATCCCGAATGGGATTGACCATGCCGTCAAGGACAAGCTGGGCGTCCGGGCCTACGAGCGGTATATGGACGACACCATGGCTGCTGGCCCCTCGAAAGAGGAGCTGAAGCACGTTGGTCAGACTATCCAGAGCGAGGCGGCCGAGGTTGGGCTTTCGATGAACGCCAAGAAAACGGCGATCACAAAAGCCTCCAAGGGTATGAAGTTCCTGCAAATCTATTATAAGGTGACGGACACTGGACATCTGGTGAAGAACCTCGTGCGGGCCGGCATCGTCCGAATGCGGCGCAAACTGAAGAAGTTCGCAAAGATGGTTCAGCGCGGCGTCATGCGGCTGGACGATGCTTTCGCGTCGTTCTCTGCGTGGTTTGGCAACTCCTATCACGCCGACGCATACCGAACCAGAAAAGGAATGCTGTCCCTGTACTGGCGGCTGTTCCACGGATACCGAATGGAAGGAGTGTACGCATGATTTTTTATAAAATCCTTGCAGATGGCAAGGTACTGGACGTCAATGACATGTTTCTGCGCTGGCAGCCCAAACATGGCGTGATGCTCATCTGCGACCCTGCAAAGGCAGAGTTCATCTGCCCACGGGATTGCAGCGGGTACTATCATCCGTCGTGGCTCAACAAGCCGCCGGAGGGTGCTGTGTACGACGGCGAGATTGACGCCGAAGAAATCACCGAGGCTGAATATAGAGCGCTGCTGGAGCAGCTGGAGGCGGGCGGAACGGTGGTCAACCCGGAGCCTGGCCCCGGCGGCACTGGCGGCGAGGATACCGGCACCGGCGGCGATAACACAAGTGACAACGGCGGGCAGCAAAAGCCCGCCGTTGCAGATATAAAGCAGTTGGTTGACACCTGCGCTGGCTTGCAGAAGCAGGTACAGATGCTGACGGACTGCTTGTTAGAGATGAGCGAGGAAGTCTATGGCTAAGTTGGCCGTGGACATTCTTGCTCATTTTCTTTGCAAAGTTTTATTCGGAAAGGAGGGTGCGTTCATGATGGCAATGCTGTGGGCACAACAGATCATGCTCGGCAAAAAGACTTTTGCTGAGGTTCCTGCCAAGCTGAAGAGCAAGGTTCGGGAGCTGCTGATTGATTCCGGCTGCGAAGACCTCGTCACCGAGGACTAAGCGGGCAAAATAGGAAAGGCGACTGCGTGAAGATACGCGGCCGCCTTTTTATTATGGAGGACTGACCATTGAACATCGACGACATCAAGGAACTTTTTACAGCGGGGGGCGGGGCGCTCGTAGTCCTCCTGACCCTCGTGCAGATTTCGCCCATCAAGCTGAATCCGTGGAGCAAGTTGGCCCAGCTCATTGGCCACGCTCTGAACGCCGAGGTGCTGGAACAGCAGAAGCAGACACAGCAGAAGCTCGACGAACACATCAAAGTTGACGACGAGCGGAACGCAAACCTGCTCCGTACCCAGATTTTAAGGTTCAATGACGAGCTGATTGACGACAGGCATCACACGAGGGAGCATTTCATCGAGACTTTGGCCGTCATTGACGCCTATGAGGACTACTGCCATAGCCACCCGAACTATAAGAACAATCGCTGCATCTGTGCGGTAGCGAATATCAAGCGGGTGTACAACGAGCGGCTTCAAAAGCACGACTTCTCTTGAAGGAGGTTTTCTACATGAGAGTCATTGTCTATCAGGCCAGCGACACATCTACCCTGAGCAAGAACTTCACCCGCAAGGACTTCAAGTGTCCCTGTGGATGCAGCCGCCAGATGGTCGATTCGGAGCTGGTCGAAAAACTTCAGGCCATCCGGGACAAGCTGGGCAAGGCCATCAAGGTGACCAGCGGATACCGCTGCCTCTCGCATAATGCGGCAGTCGGCGGCAGCTCTGGCAGCAAGCACCGCTATGGTATGGCTGCGGATTGGCGGCTTGTAGACCGCAGCATCAATCCTGTGGCCTTAGGCATCATCGCCACCCAGTATTTCAAGGCGGTTGGCATCTACTGGTATGACGGCTGCGCCATCGTACACACCGATACCCGCGATGCAAAGGCAACGTGGTTGTGCGATGCCCCCCGGCACTATCCCAGCACCACCTACCTGAAATTCATCTTGCCGACCATCCGCCGGGGATGCACCGGGGATGCAAACCGTGCAGCCACGAAGATGCTCCAGCGGCTGCTGGGGCTGACCCCGGACGGCCTGTTTGGCAAGGCCACGGAAAACGCGCTGCTCAAGGCGCAGGCGGCACACAAGCTGACCCCGGACGGCATCTGCGGCCCAGCGAGCTGGAAAGCTATTTCCGGGGCCGATAAGTACATCTAACCTATCCCACTATCATAAACGACACAAAGCGCCCCAGAGGGGCATCTCCGGGGCGCTGATGAACATAAAGGAGAAATATCATGGAAGCTATGCTTAGTTTTATTCCCGCGCCCATCGCTTTTGCCCTGATGCTGGTGGGCTTTGTTTCGCTGGCGGTCGGTGGCGTCCGGTTGGGCTACAAGGCCACCGTCAAGGATCTGGCGCTTGAGCTCGTCAACAAGGCCGAACTGTCCATCATGGGCAGCGGGCAGGGTGCCAAAAAGAAGAAGCAGGTGTTCGCCGCTCTCCGCGCCAAGTGCCCGGCGGCTATCCGCTGGGCCATCACCGACGAGGTGCTGGATGCTGTCATCGAACACGCCTTTGATGTTATGACCGCAGCACTGGGCAAAAAGTCTTGACTGCTGCATGAGTGCCGTGTAAAATAGAGGCACTTGAAAAGCTTCGGCTTTTGTAGAGAGCGGCCCGGCATGGTCCACTCTTGATTTTATATTTGGCTACCTCGGTAGCGCGCAAAAATCCCCCTGCATTGACCTTCGGGCCAGTGTAGGGGGATTTTTTGTTTGTTTAGAACTTCATCTGTGCAGCGTCTTCAACACTCACGTCGTCGAAACACCGGGTCAGTTCATCAAGGACTTTGCGCTGTATTTTCTCACTCAAACCGGCGTTGCGCATCGCCATGACACAGTAGCCGATGCAGGCTGCGTTTGACCACGGTCCATTCAGTGACAGGAGCATTTCTTCCATATCGATTACCTCCGAAGATCTCCATTGTATACGCGAACCAGCACCCAGTCGGACAGCGGTTTGACGTTCCCGGCCCAATCCCGGAGGGCTTCATCGGTGCCGCAGGCCTCGCAGATGTACACGCCCTTGGCGTGGCGGCTCAGTGCTCCGTGGGTCAGTTTGTCCGGCATCCTCTCGCCGCAGCGGGGGCACAGCGGCCAGCCCTGCTGCTGGTCATAGAGCATCTTTTCGATAGCTTTTTCGTCCGTCATTGTACTTCCTCCTTAAACATCTCGGCTAACCGAGTGATATGCAAACCAGTGACCGCGCCGCCGGAATAGATAGAACCAATTCGTGAACTCCTGCCCTGTGCAGTCATAGGGGCTGTTGTAACTCTTCAAATAATGATGGTTAAGAAACCAGTTGGTAGCGTCCATCTCGTGCGCCTCGTCCAGCTTATCGGGCAGCTGAACAAGCTCCAGACGGCCGTCATAGTCGGCACTGATAATGCGCACATTGGAAACGGGGCGGTTATTGTAGGCCCGGATCTCCATCTTGACGGTTGCGGCCAAGTTTTTCACAGCGGCTTTCTTTTCGGCAGAGGCTGAAATATCGCGCTGCATGAACATCAGGAGTGCATACGCATCCCGCAATCTCTCATTATCGGTAATACTGAACATGGTCATGACCTCCTTACTTCATGTTCTGGCGTTCCCAAGCGACCAAGCGGCAAAATTCCTCGCGGGACATGGATTCCGGCTTGCTGGTCTTGATGTAGTCCTGCTGGCCGAAGATCTCCAGCTGGTCAATGTCGTCAGGCGACTGGGTGATAATCTTTGCAGGCCAATCGCACCCGCCGGGAACTTCGATGCGCCACAGGTACAGGTTGTCATCAAAGTAGAAATCGTTCGGGATGTACCGCTCTTCTGCATCGGTGCCCTCGACATCCAAGATGTATTTTCCGAGGGCGCCGAAAACCTCCAGCCGGGTGGGAGCCTTGTCGCGGTCGTTCATATCGTACAGCTTGATATCGCAAGCTGTTCTGTTGCGGAAGGAAACCTCGGAAATGGTGCCAGTGTATTTGTAGAGTTTCATATCTTAGACCTCCTTGACTTCCACGGTCTTGAGGCTGCCCTCGATGTAGCCACGGCCACGCAGATGTTCGCAGCTCCAGCAGAAACCGATTGCTCGCTCACGGATGAAGTAGGCGGTATGGTCCGCACGATCCTCATTGAATGCGGCGTGGATTTCTTTTGCCCGCTCGTCTTCCACCAGAATAGAGGCACTGGCCTCGCCGATTTCGCCGTTCTGACCGTGCTTCATGTCCTTGGAATCGTAAGTAAAGATTACCTTTTTCATTGTTTTGCCCTCCTCAGTGCAGCTGTGCGCTGTGATTGTTGTAGATAACGGTATATACGCTGTTCTGCTTGGTGATTTGGATGTTGCTCACCACAACACGCTTCAGACCGAACTTCCGGTGAATGAATTCCTTGACCAGCGGAGAAGCCTTTTCGGGAAGGTACTTCTTGATGCGGCAATCGCGGCGGCAGTAGCGCTCAAAGCGCTTTTTGTTGGCTGCGGTGGCTTCCTCTCGCGTTCCGTAGAACGCGGAATCATCGAAGCTGCTGCTCACCTCGTAGAACTTCTCGCAGGAGATGACTTCCAGCCGGTTGTTCCAGATGACATCGCGGCGCTGGTTGTCGTTGGGCTTGACGTTATCGGTGGCGATGCCGACCACGAGCTTCAGACCTCCCAGCTGGTTGTAATCTTCCCACTCGCTGAATCTGTCCAGCAGAACGCGGACAATCTGCTTACCGTCGGTCAGGTCGATGTGAGCGATCTCGCCCTGACTGCCGGACACCGAAGCGGTGTTGATGATATAGCCCTGTGCGATGTAGCTGCTGACAGTCTCGGTGAACTTGCGGTTGATATCGATGTACTTCATTGTGTTACCCTCTTGTCTTTCTAGCCTTACTCTGATAAAATAGAGGGCGGCCGGGGTAAGGCTCCCGGCTCGCCGTTGTTTCGGTGTTGAAGATCAGTTGCTTTGGACGGTGGCTGGTCTTCTTTTTTTATTCCTCCATGATTTTCTTGACGCTCTCTCTAAGCTCTTCCAGCGTGTCGCACTTCTCGATGAGTTCAAGGATTGCTTTGAGCAACGCCTTGGTTACGTTCATGTCTTCCATTCACCTCACTCCTTTCCGTAAGGGGCTTTCGCTCTCTGCCTTACATCTACATTGTACACCTTTTCGGTTTACTTGTCAATAGTTTTGATAAACTTTTTTGATTTACTTTGAAATAAAAGAGGTTGACAAGTAATTGATTTTGGTGTACTCTATACATGAAAGGAGTGGATGAACACATGACAGTGTCGGACATCATCAAGGGGCTGCTTTCCATGACAGGGAAGAAGCAGACAGATCTGGCCGAAGTCCTCGGTATGAGCAGCAAGCAGGCAATGAGCAACAAGGTGCGCATGAACCGCTGGTCGGCGGATGACCTTATCAAGGCAGCAGAACTGTGCGGCGGCAAGGTTGCAATCATCATGCCGGATGGGCAGACCATCCAGCTGCGCAATGATGAAGATGAAAAAAGCCCGGACGAATAAACGTCCGGGCAGGGGAGAGGTGCTTACTTTTTGCGGCTCTTGCTCACCGTTTTCGGGATTCGCCGGACCTCTTTTACTCTGCGCACCTCATTCGGCTCATAAATAAGTAAGTCGCTGAGTGTGCAGTCCAGGGCTTCACAGATAAGGTCGAGGTCATCCAGATTGACCCGATCGGAGAAGTCATGGTACATTTCGTTGATGGTCTGGCTGCGGATCCCGGTGGCGCGAGCAAGTTCGCTCTGCGTCATCCGCCGTTCGCCAAGGCGGGTGGACAGCATAATCCTAATCATAGCCTGTATCTCCTTTGCCAAGAATTTTACCGATTTGAAACCGGCTTGTCAGGATTTTGGCAGAAAAATACAGAATACGGCAAATTAGAACGAAATACGGAAAACTGAAACGAAAAAAGGCCCGAAACCTGCGTGCGTAACGCAAGGCTCCGGGCCTTTCTCAATGCCGATTAGTGAGCGTCGGTTTTCTATCGACTGTTGGAAGAGGACAAAGCAAAACGAACACAGAACCCACCATGCAGATGGAACTGTGTTCGCCTAGCTCTCTAATGGTTGGGGATGAGAGAATCGAACTCCCACAAGTAGAGTCAGAGTCTACCGCACTACCACTATGCAAATCCCCAAGATTTGCTTTGTTGTTTGGCTCGTGAGCCGCTCAACGTGTGCTATTATACGGGAAAAGCCCGGAGTTGTCAAGCACTTTTTCAAACTTTTTTGCAAAATCCTGAAAAGAGACGGTCTTTCGCGGAACATTTTGAATTGAAATGTCAGAGCAATGGGGCAGAGTCGTCGGGGAGGTAGACGATTTCTTATGGCGGGACTCCATCAACCGTCATCCTTCTCACTCTCTTTGCATATACTGGAAATCAGTAGAAGCAAAGATGCACAAAGAGGAGGAACTACGATGGCACAGTCTGCGCAAAAAGAAAAAACCTTGTTGTCCGACCGCATCCCGCGGGATACGGAACACGAACGCTACCACCCGGAACTGGAAGAGGAGCTGAAAGAGTGCCTGTTCTGCCTGCGCCAGAACGAGATGATGTTCGACCTGGAGGTGGACACCGACCTCATCGAACAGCACATCTACGAGCGGCAGGCTCTGCTGTGCCGCTACCGTTATCTGCTGGCTCAGGCGCGAGAGCTTGGCCTGCATACTATTTTGCAGAAATATCAGCCGATGGGAGGATGAACTCTCTCCCGAAGAGGTGAAGTCTGCGGAATGCCAAAGCCTCTCCTACAAGGAGAGGTGTCACCGAAGGTGACGGAGAGGTTGCACGAAGGATGACGCTTCCCGCCAAACTGTGACAAAAATCTTGACATCCAGCCCGGCCCGTGGTATTATACACAAAGATAATATCGTGCGTGGGTGGTTCTGCGCATCAAATCTTTTGAGCTAGAGAGGTTATATATTATGGAACGTATCAAGACGATCGCTACTCGTGACCTGACCAAGAGCGTTGTGACCGGTGGCTGCGGCGAGTGCCAGACTTCCTGCCAGTCCGCTTGCAAGACTTCCTGCGGCGTGGCAAACCAGAAGTGCGAGAACAGCAACAAGTAA